GTGGAAAAAGAAACTGTGTAAACACCTGTATTGTTATCTGTTACAGAGCTTACGTTGCCACTAGCTATAAGGGCGTTGCCGCCTGAGTTTTTCCAGTTTACCCAAGCCTTAGCTGTGAAGTTACCCGCACCGCTAGGGCTGGCAGTATCGAAGTCGTCGTCACCTCTAAGTATAGTAGTCATGTAAGCCTCCGTGTCGTTGCGTGTGTTGTTCTGTAATTACTCATCGTATCAAACCTGAGTAGCCTAATATCCAGTCATTTCTAGTGGTGTTGTCGCTGCTACAATAGGCTTTCCAGTGGCTTGTTGCTGTAATGCGACCTCCACTTTGAACGGAATATTCCTGCCCACCAGAATAAACCGCAGGCGTGTTCCAGCACGTTCCGTTTGCTGCTGGCAAAGAGTTGTCTAAGTTAAACTGCGGTGTGCCAGTTCCCAAGTCTGTAAGACTGGAAACACCACCGTCTGCTGTAATGCTGGCCGTACCACTCATACTGTAAGTCACCCAAGCCTTAGCTGTGTATTGGCCCGTTAAGGTTGCAGCACCACCTGCTGTGCTTTCAATTACGTCAGCTTTTATTGTACTCATGCTGCTATCCTCCAAGCATTGCGAAACTGCCTGTCACTTGGCACGTCTTCTGTTTTGACAATCTTGAACATCGGTCGGTTGTATTCCTGAGACCAGATGTGACGAGGGATGTCCTTCATTACGAGATACTCAATGGCCTCTTCCTCTGTGAGGGGGTCAATACGAGGTGCAGTCCACTGTGCCGCATGTTTCTCTGGGTCATGTTTAAAGGTGTCGTGGCGACCCTCTGCGATGGCTTGTTGCTCATCGTCCTGTAATGCCCAGTAAACGGAGATAGGTGGCAGTAGCCCCGCCTTGGCTTCTTCAAGCCAGTTGTCACTGGGGACAAGCACCATTGCGGGTTGCTCTGGTTGCTCTGGGTCTTCGAAGATTACTCTGTATTTGCTCATTTAACTAAGTTCCACAAGGCTAACGACTGAAGAACCAGAGAATCGCCAGTAATGGCTCGGTGGCACGATTAGGGTTGCCATAGCACGTTCGTAGTTACCATTACCTCCTCCCCAATAATAAACTCGATACCACGTAGTGCCATCTGCGGACACATCCAATTGGTCTGCGTATCCCACAGCTTCGATCATTACAATCTTAAAGGTTGTCCCTGTGTTTTGGTGTGATGTGTTGGAACCCGCCCTTGAGGGGGTGCTGTAAGTAGTCCCAAGAGTAGCCACATTACCGAGATTAACATCTTGGTCAGGGAACGTAATGGTTCTGTTCGCTGCGGTAACAGGAGCAGTCAGTGTTACTGAACCGCCACCCGCACTACCTTGTAGTTTAATAGTTGCCATTTAAATCACCGTCCATGTTTCACCAGCGCCTACCGTAACGGTTACGCCTGAGTTAATTGTAATGGGACCAGCACTCATTGCGTTCTTGCCGTTTGTGATTGTGTAACTAGTTGTCACGTTCTGACCGTTTTCCCAGAAGATTTCATCGTTACCTCCACCGCCTGCACCCGCTGCAATACCAGTCAGACTAGAGCCGTCACCAGCGTAGGATGTAGCTGTGACTGTGCCTGTAACAGTTAGACCTGTAGATTGTAGCTTCATGCGTTCAGTAGTAGCGTAGGCCACGCCAGCGGTAGTGGCACTGCCCATTTGAAAGCTCATGTTCGGGTTAGAGGTGGCATCTGTGTTGACCACAATGCGTGCGCCGTTGCCTAGCTGTTCTGGTATACCTTGCTTGTGGTTAAATGTAAGATTAGCGTTGCCGTAGCCATCATTGATAGTCATGGCAACGCCGCCACTGCCCCGCCCAGACGTAAGGTTGCCATTGGTGGAATACTCACCTGTGCCAGAGGTCTTGCTCAGTAGCTGGTCAAATGTCTGATCTGCTGTGGCACCTGTTTCAATGCCGACAAGTTTAGCATTGTCAGCAGAAGTGAAAGCTGTGGAATTGCCTTCGTGAAATACTACGTCTCCTGTACTGTATGTTGTTCCACTACCTGCTGGGTTGTACCTAAGTACATTACCCACACTGCCCATGAAGCCATCAGCACCAAACATATTGTAGTTGTCAGTGCCAGTCCCCTCTTTCAATTGCATTCTTTCGCCGTACACATGCACTGTGTAGTTGGCGGCATGGTCATGAGATAAGGTGGGTACACCATTCTCAATAATGAATTCAGGGTTGTTGCTGCTTGTACCACTTTGACAAGTTACATTCAGTTTCCATGTGCCGCCCTGATTCCAGTATACTGCTGTTGCTGAATTATCTGTACCTGTAGTAGCAATGTGAGCAGTAAATCTATAAGTACCACCATTTGGGATTGTCGCACCGTTCCATAGCAGTGCCTGTCGATTGGTTGTACTAACCGAATAGTCAGCAGAATAAGTTTCGAAGTAGTCATTATAATTGATACCACCAGTCATAGTACCACCAGCCTTAGGTAAAGCGTTAGTAGCTAGAGTACCTTGTGCTGATGTAGCGAAAGAACTTGCGTGTAAACCATCAAGCAAATCAGCATCTAATCCAGAGCCAGCGCCATCTACAGTTTTGATAGCTGTCAGGAGTTGTGCAGCAGTTTGATCTGCTGTGGCTCCTGTTTCGATGCCATCAAGTTTAGTATTGTCAGCAGAAGTGAAAGCTGTGGAGTTAGCCGATGTCCAGACTTCCCCCCCAAAGATATAACCTTTGTTTGTATCAGCTTCTAGCTGCATGGGAAAAGGGCCTTCATGAGCGCCGCTTTCGTCACGGTCAGTAAGCACATAGAAGTTGTTACTGTTAACGTGTACCCAAAAGTCATCTGCGCCAGAGCTTGTGTCGTTAAACTTTATCTGGGGGTTAGCATTTGAGATGGTTATTTGACTAACCGTAGTATCCGCTGCATCACTTCTCAGGAATGACCCTGAGCCGAGGCCATCTAGAGTACCAGCGTTAACACCTGCGGTGCCATTTACGTCTACAGTTTTGATAGATGCCAAGAGTTGGTCAGCAGTTTGGTCAGCGGTTGCGCCAGCTTCAATGTCATTTAGCTTTGTATGGTCAGCAGAGGTGAAGTTAATCTCTGTTAATTCTCCGTCTCCAACACTATACTGGTCAGTGTACGCTAGTGTTTTCGGAGTCCCCCAAGTTGTTGCAGTCTGCACAGCTTGGTAGTGTTTAATCAAATGCGTGGATTTATCTAAAACTAAGGCATTAGCCTTTCCACCAGTCGCATCAGAATATGTATCGAGAACAATGACATCTTGGTAATCAGTGTCAGCCGATCCAGTCATTCCACCTAAAGATGAAAAGAAAGATTTAATGCCTCTTTTGGTACTGCCTATGCCTGACGTGCTGGGCTTCATGTCCCTGTCGTCTGTTGCTGGAAGGTAAGCTACTTTAGCTAATATCTCAGCCGCTGTCTGATCTGCAGTTGCCCCTGTTTCAATAGTGTTCAGCTTTGTACCATCGGCAGCTACGTCACGTCCGTCTACCGTGCCAGTTACAGCGATGTTACCTGTTATGGAAGTACCTGTGGCGGTGGTGTATAGTTTTACTGCGTTGTCGTAGTAAAGAGATACTGCTGCATTTGGAAATGCGGTAATATACAACTCTGCATTTGCTTGTCTACCTACATTAAAACTTTCTGCTCTTATATAAAAATTCCCACTGGGATTTGATTCGGTTATATAAGAATGCGTACCATCGCTGTGAATCTGCAGGTCAGACCCAGTGCCGAAGATGGCCTTGTCGTTGTCGCCGAAGGACACATTAGCAGTTGTAGTTAGACCTGCAAACGTGGGGCTAGCTGTAGTTGCAACGTCTTGACCAATAGCAATGTCATTAGCGTTAACAGTAACACCTGTACCACCACCAACAGTAAAGGTGCGGTTTGCTGTTAAGTTACCACCACCAGTTAAACCATTACCCGCTGTAATAATACGTGATGTAGGGGTTTTGCTGTCTAGAGCAGTCTGAAGGCCATCTACGTTGGTTATAACATGAGAGTGACTATCATCTTGTACTGAAGCAGTGATTACAGCATTATTAGATCCATCAAAAGATGCAGTACCAGTAACGTCACCTGTTAGTTGAATATTACGTGCGGTAGCTAGTGTTGTAGCTGTAGCTGCATTACCAGTTGTAGAGCCAGAAGTGCCAGTTACGTTACCTGTAACATTACCTACAACAGCGCCGCTGTGTTGACCTGCGGAGTTACCTGTAAGATCTCCAGTTACATTACCAGTTAAGCTACCTTCAAAAGTACCAGCCTTGAAAGTGCCATAAGAGAAAGAGGAGTGACCTACGTTAATAGTACCTTCAGGCTCTGGGCTGTATTCGTCAAAGACCGTCCACTTATTAGTGGATACATCATAGTAAATACCAACGTGAGTGTAACCAACACCAGATGTACCAGTGTTTCTGTTAGACGCAAAACCCGTGTCAACATTTATAGGAGAACCACTACCTGTCCAAACATCACCAAGGGTGTGTCCTGTGGTTGCGTTGAAGTTAATAGCAATATTATCTGTAGAGTGTATTAGTTGGTCAGTACCTGTAATGTCTACATCTTGAGCCACAAAAGTAGAGAAGTTATCTGTAGACCATTCAAAAGTATCAACTCCTCCTGTGCCACCACCTACGCTATCAATACGTACATAGTAGTTAGTTGTAGATGTACCTGTGAAGTGTCCTGTAAGGGAAGCATCGTCAAGACCTGAACCTGTAAAAGCTGTATTCAAAGAACCAATAGTGTCGCCGCTATTAAAGTAATTCCATGCGTTAGCAATAGATACATTAGATGCAGACGCAATGGTCTGATTACCAAGAATAGTAAGATCACCTGCAATGGTTACGTCAGAGTCAAAGTGAGCGTTGTTTGTAACACGTAAAGACTCAAAAGCCTCTGTCTGTGTATATACATAAATACAACCACCAGAAGAGGCACTAATAAGACAAATACCTACTTCTGTAGGGTAGTTAGGGTATGTTGGTGAAGCAGTCTGTGTCCCACCAGAAGCACCAATAGCAACGTGTACTTTCTCACCTACAGTTAAGTGAGATGTGTCTACGTCAGCAATAAGACCACGAACAGTAATGTAGCCTATAGAGTTGGTCTCAATATCATGTGTAGCAATACCAACAGACTGAGACTGGTTATACGTACCATCTGCACGGGCTACAGCAACAGTAGGAGTAGAGCTTTCTTCACCTGTTATATAGATAGGTACACCGTTTAAGATGGTAGAACCCGTGTTGTTCTTTACACGGATATACTCTTCTTGACCTACCTGTAGGGTAATGTCAGCTTCATCATTGTATACAGCCAAAGCACCAAAAGCCGCATCATAAAAGATACGACCCTCATGGTGGGCAGGTTTATTCTGTGTAGTAGTCTGAAAGTCTAAATGTGTATCTACTTCAATAGAAGTAACACCATCAACAGAACCTGTAACAGATAGATTACCGGGAATAGACAAGTTTACTGAAGCATCCAAGGCTACAGCCTTAGAAGCTGGATATGTCATAAAGACATCTTTAGTACCAGTAGAAAAGTTTACTGCAGACGTACCATTAGAACCACTAAGAACGGTTGTACGTGTAAGCGTATTTCCTGTGTTCCAAGTACCTAAGCCTACCTCCCACTCATCTACACCAGAGGAGGTATGCACAATAGCATAATAAGTAGTATCACCATTAGTCATAAAAGAGTTAAAAGGGGTGAAAGTAGCAACAGAACCACTAAGAGTTATTACCCCTGTACCTACAGAGCTAGTACCTTCTTTTACACGATCTTTAATGATAAATGCCATTATGCAGTACCTACTGTTGTTGTTATTAAGAGATGCGGATTACAGCGTTTGTTGCATCTGCAGTTGGGAATACAAGTGTAAAATCCCCAGATGTTGATGTAATAGTACCACCAAAATCAAACACTGCAACAGCTTTATTAGCCTGTGAAGCATTATAGATAATTGCACCATCAGCAGAGATAGTAAGGTTAGCAAAAACCTCGTCGCCAAAGTCTACAAATGCAGTAGAGCCTGAAAGGCTAATAGTTGCACTACCAAGAATCTGGCCTCCTGCAGTGTAGTTTGTACCTACTGCTTCATCAGTGTTACCTGTAAGATCTGAGTAGTTAGTAATAGCCGCGCCATACGTTCCCGAATTTGACGGTTTAATAAGAGCTACTTTAAAAGTGTTTGTATCTAGGTCGTGAACAGCACCAAGAAGCTCTTGCTTGAAGCTGTTGCACATTGCAGTTGTAATAGCCATCTTGTGATGTCCTTCTATGTTGAAAGGCACAAAGGGGCCAGCGTTATGCCAGCCCCTAAGTTGATTAGATTAAGCTGCGTTGTAACGCGCAGTGATCAATGCTTCTGGACGCAGAATCTTGCGACCATATAGATGCATACCACGAACAATGTCAGCAAAGCTGTCTGGGTCACGGTAGTTCTCAACCTTATTGATTTGCTCAGCAGATGCAACCGCATCGTCCTGACCAGCCAACACAACACCATAGTTAGCGTTTTGTGCAGTTGTACCGCTAGTACCAGCGCCTGTGCCTTTTGCTGGAAGAGAGTTGGACACATAAACACGGAAGCCGTGGATGTTGTTCAACACTAGACCGTTTTGCAAGCCAGCACCACCGAAGTCACCATTCAACATACGTGAATCTTCGTCTTTCAGCATCTCTACGAATACCGGGTCCAAGACCACGAAACGTCCACGAGCGTCAACATTCTGTGTGTCCATCTTACGAGCCATACGTGCAAGCAAAGTCAATGGAGATACAGTTACTGCTGACAGGGCAGTTGCACCTGGCAAACGTGGAGCCAACGGGATAGCATCGCCTACAGTAGCAGTACCAGAGATAGTCAAGTTACCAAAACCAATAGCGTCGAGTTGGTTGGCTTTCAATGATTCGCCGTTGAGGGAACCGGATGTTGGATGCTGTGCATCGCCATTAGAAGATGTGATGAACTCGCCTGCAGCAGTGTGACCTGTCATGTAGGACAAGCAATCTGCATCCATTGCGTCAGCCATCTTATATGCTGCACGATCAGCAGCCAAAGAAGCGTGGTCAATGTTTGCGAACTGCTCTTCAATGTCATCCATTTTGAATGCGAAGTAGTTAGCTTTGTCGATGGTCAGCGAGAAGTCTGTGTCATCAAGCTTTTCAGCAGTGATAGCAGTGTGACGCTGAAGAGCGTTGACTGTTACGTCTGGCTCTTTTTGGATGCGTACTGTGTCGCCTTGGTTAGCAATCTCACCAAAGTAAGAGTTGTTTGTGATTGCGTTAGTTACAGCAGAACGACGCAGTGCGATTTGGGCTTGCTTAGAGTAGATAACTGGGGACCAGTTACCATTAAAGCCGCCAGATGCGGATGTAATAGCCATTGTGAAATCCTTTCAAAGATATATGTGGCTTGGAGGGGAGACACTACATATCCACTGAAAGAGGCTCTTCTTATTAGGGTAGTCAGCGTTGCTATCAGGATGGCCGTCCGTTTAGCGCTGGGCCTATAATATGAGGTGGTTCTTTATGTGGGAGTTTGTGCTTAGTGTTAAAGCATACACAAACTTTATAGATGTGTATGCCCTTAGTTTTACTTATGAATAGAGTTTTGTCAACTATCTTTTAGACATATCATAAATAAACTTTCCTTTACGTTGGGCGTCCATGATCTCTTCTTGGCGCTCCTCGTATTCTTTAATACTCATCTTATGTACCGCTGATTCAGTGAGGTATCTAGAGGAGTCATTTGTATCCAAGGTACTACGACGGGACTTAACAGAAGAAGCTGCCTCTTTGTCTGGGTTAGGCTTCTTAGTCTTGATACCCTTATCAACCTTGTATAGGTCTAGTACACGAGATACAGATTTAATATCATCAGGCTCATCATAAAGTGCCGTCTGCGCCCAGCTAGGCTGTTCCTTAGCCCACTCATGGAATGCATCGTCATTACGAATACTAGAGAAGTCTGGGTGCATAGAGAGTAGCAGCGCTTCAGCTTTTTCTTTACGAGCCTGAGTACGCATAGCCTCTACTTCTTTGACACGACCCTCTAATCCCTTCATCTTTTCATTAGTCTGCTCTTCAGCTAAAGAACGGATGAGAGCGTTAGCTTTAGGGTTCTGCTTAGCCCAAGCTTCAATCTCTTCTTTAGTAGTAACCTCTTCAAGGGAGTTTTGTGATGAGTTTTCTAGGCGGTTTTTAAGATCTTCAATCTCACGCTTATACTCAGTGTCTTTCTCTTGCATGTACTTACGAATGTCAGAGTAACGCTTCTTAAAGCTTTTCTCTTCAGCACCTAGCTCTTCTTCTTTAGGCTCTTCTTCTTCTTTAGGATCTTCTGAGGCTTTGACTTCTTCGGTAGTAACGCTTTCTTCCTCAGTTGTTTCTGGGGCTTCTTGCTGTACACTATCATCTGTGTCTTCCTCAGTTACAGAGCCTTGCTCTTTTAGAAGGGCTTGTAGTTCAGCCTCATCTCGTTCTACACGAGCTTGGTTGCGATTGTGTGACATTGAATTAGTTTGTGCCTGTGCTTCTGACATGCTGTAGTCCTTTATGTGGGGCCAGCGCTATTGCTGGGTAGCCTTATTATTGTTTTTGTTTGGTAGCTTATCGTCCACCAGTAGCTAGTGGTTTATTAAGTTTATCTGCAGCCTTTTTTGCTCTGTCTTGCTCTGCGGTAGTTGTTAATGTAGTAGTTGTAACCTTTGGAGTAGTTACGCTTGTTGCAGTAGGTGGCTCATCAATAGAATCTGCTGGGGTTGAAATAGTATTAGCAGGAGTAAACTTTCTTCTGTCACCGCCCATAGAATCACTTAGGCTAGCACCTTGATTACCTGCTTCACCATCAAAGCCTAGTGTATCGCCTAACCAAGTATCTGCAAAGCTTACGTTACCATCTCCACTAGTATCTGTGAGACCATCTTTCATACTCTTACCACCACCAAATACACCACTAGCTCTTACAGCTTTATCTTTCATAGAGTCTTTATTAATGGCAGTATCTAGTTTAGACCTCATATCAACAAGCTTTTTATACTCTGGATCTAGAGGGTCTGTAATAGCAGAAATACGAGTATCCAGAGACTCCATAACTCTTCTATCTTCTGCATCACCAGCATAACCAATAGCTAAGCCTATAAGAGGGTTCATAGAAGATGCTAGTGCAGTAACACCTTTACCTAGCAAACTATCTTTTTGGTCAAGGTATGTACCAAAGTCTGACAACTCTGCAGTATTCCAATCTTTTTGTTCTACAGGTTCTTGTGCAGCGGGTTTACGTCTTTTACGGCTTCTGCTAGGTGCGGCAGTTTCAGCAGCACTTTCACCAGAGGCAGTATAGCCTGCAGGAATAGATGACATAGGCTTACCATCTACAAAACGTACAGAAAGTGTCATACCTTCAGCATTGGTGTAAGCGCGATACTCTTGACCAGAACCTGCGCCATCAGTTGTGAATGCTTCAGGAAACTCTTCCTGTAGTGCCTCTCTGTCTACTACACCACCATCAGCATAATCACTAATGTATCCACCTTTATTCATCTGTGGCTGCTCTTCAGAGTCATCACCTTCAATGACCTGTAACTCACTAATGTCGAAAGGTAGTTCATCACCACCCATTTCCATACCTGAAGGATCACCACCTACACGGCCACCTTGGTCTAGCTCTTGCCAGCCCTGCTTAGCTCCATTACGTAGATCTTCAAAGAACCTAACACCATAATAACGTAGAACGTCAGCAGGTACAATATATTCACCTTCGCTAAGGTTAGCTGGGATATCATCCCGAACCTCTTCAGGTCTAGCACCTAGAGGTACTTCATTACCTGACACAGGGTCTACTTCACCTCTAGAGGATTTAAACACTGCTTCCATTTGATCATCCATATTAGTATCAGCCATTGACTATATCCCTCAAGTATTTCAATTTACGTAAAGAGCGGATGTAACCCTGACATCTATACATCTCAGAAGTATCAGTCAAACTCTCTAGTGTTTTGTGTGCGGTGGAGATACGCTCATCAAACTCCTCAACAAGCGCATCCCAAATAGCTTTATCATTGACTAGTTTTTTAAGCGACATTACCACTGAACCCATCTTCTCCTGGTGCTGGAGCAGTACCTATGCCAATCTGTGAACCACCCCCACCAGAGGAGTCTTGTACACCTTGTGGGCCTTGGCCTTGGGGCGCTGGGCCACCTTCAGGGGGCTGCTGTACAGCTTGGAACCCTTTTAGGATCTCAGCCTGAATAGCTGCATCTTGCATAGAGTTAGTAACCTTAGCTGGGTCAAGATCCATAGACTTAGCAATCTCACGAATGATATAGTCCATCTTAGCAAAGGGAGCCAAGACAGGGTTCTGTGCTACTTGCAAGAACTGCATCAAACGCTGTGAGCGTACTTCGTTAGCCATGAGGCTCTCTGTACCAGAAGCATTAACTTCCAAGTCACCACGAATGCTAGGATCAAAGTCAAACTGCATGTTGAATGCAAAGAAAGACTTGCCCAATGGTCTGATCAGGTAGTCATCTACGTTCTTAACTACGGTGCGAATAGAGCCGTTAGCTGCAGACATAAGCATAGAGATACCAGAAGCAGTACGACCTACACCAGACACGCCAGTCTGACCATGTGCAAAGCTAGGGAAGCCTGTAGACTCATCAGCCAATACACGAGCCTTATCAAAAAGCTGCATGTTCTCTTGTGCTACGTTAGGGAACTTCGTACCAAAGATAGCCTGTCCTGGAGCGCCACCTTGACGCCTAAAGATTTTTCCTGGGTATATGGACATGTCTTGTCCTGGAACTAGGTTGGACTCATCTACTTCAATGATCAAGTTACCTGACAATGCAGAATTGTCAATCGCCATCCGCATAAAACCGTTCATGAGGGTTTGTGTGTCATCCATATTCTCAGCAATACCTACACCAAAGAAGCTGTAAGGGTTATGCTCATAGGGTACGGCGTAGTAAGGAATACGTGCAGGCTTGAACGGGTTAAGTACAAGGCGAATTACTTCGTTGTTACAAATCCATACGTTAGCATTAAGTTCATCTAGGTCTTTATACTCTTTAGGGATCTTAACGCCGTTTTCTTCGAGGATATCAATGTCCACAAAGCCCCAGAACTCAAGAACTTCCCAACGCTCTGACTCTGGCTGAGTAGAATCGTCTTCCATAGCCTGTTCCCAGTGCTTCTGGATATAGTCAGAGCCTTTATCAATGACATTACCAATTGCATCTTTCATAAAGAATGGGCGAGACTTTAATGCACGGAGTTGTGTGCGAGACATCTTGTGACGCTCAATAGTGTATTCTGCATCTGCCATAGAGGAAGATTCGGGGTCTGGATAGAAGTTCCAAACAGAAACGTGGCTACATTCAGGTACAGTTTTAATAAGGGGTTCGTAGTTACCCTCTTCGTCCCAGTCTGGATATTCCTTATCTACAGCAAATGGACCCTTCATAACACCAGTGCCAAGCAAAGCCATCTCAAATGCCATAGAGCGTAGATGAACAGAAGCATTAGACTCTTGAAGCTGGTCGTGAATCTTCTTTTCCATCTTCTTAGCTGCAACCATAGCTGGATGAAATGTAACTGTGCTAGCTGTAGTGCCTACACCTTCAATAATCTTATCAGATATAGGTGCTAGCTTGTCTTTTAGTGGGCCTAGACGATCTTTTAATGAAGTAAGTGTCTCACCAGGCATAAGCTTAGTATCTGGGCCAATAAGATAAGGTTTAGACGCAGGATCAGAAGTAGCAGCAGTAAGAGCATCACCAGCTTTTTCTGCATTAGGATCTAGGTTAATGTGAGCTGATTCGACTACACCATCTGGCAGGATAGAAGGATCTACACTCATTGGAAATCTATTATTACCAAACAAAACGTCAATGATCTGACCATATGCTGCAAGTGTCTTAGTCTTAGTGACTTTTACAAATACACGAGACTTTTCTGTGTCTGTAAACTTAACATCAGGACCATACAAACCTCGGTAGTTGCGATATGCTCTAAGCCAGCGATCTTCATCACCTCGACGAGCGTCTTCTGCTCTACTAAATCTGTCAATAACAAACGAAACTACACTGCTTGCCGTAAATAAAGACTCTTTACCATCTTCGGCTGCAACAACATCATCTGTCTCGAACATCATTTCATCATTTTCTGCCATACTTAGTATCCAAATGTTGTGTCACTAGCCTGAAAACCAGTGCGTTGTGTTGCGGGATCATAATCCCATATGCTTTTGCTGCGAGGGCGTGTCATAATACCATAGCGCAAGGCATCATATAGGTGGTCTTCTGCGTGTGTATCAACATCCTCTGGATTACGCTTATCTAGAGGGATAGAAGGTATTTGAGCAATAGTGTGTGTGCAATTACTAACAAATACAAGGCGGGGGGCTTCTGTATACTCATCTACCTGTAATCGTCTATGTATTTCGTTTTTACCTGAGATACGAGAGCCTCTAGATCTGTCTGAAGGCCTCCATCTACAACCCTTCATGTTCATCTGCTCAGCTAGGCTAGGCCCAGTGTCGCCTCTGTTGTGCCAGAGAGAGGAGTCGAGTACCCCATATAGCATACCACCGTCATTTGATTCTGCTTCTAAGATCATATCTGCTAGATCAGAAGCAGTAACTTTAGAGCAGTACATTTCTCTATATACAACTAGCTGCTCAGAGGGTGATACAGCAAACCACAAAACACCACTGTAAGAACCGTAGCCATAGTCACAAGACCTAAAGCGAGGCCAAGACTCAGGGATGTCAAAAGGATCTACTACGTGTTTATTTCTATCAAACTCAGGAAACGCCGCCCCCTCATTAATATCCCAGTTGCCTTCTAGAAGCTGCTTACGCTGATGCTCAGGTAGAGACAAAAGCATTGCTTCATAGTCGCCAGAATCTGCTAGGTAAGGGTTATCAAATAAGCTTGCAGGAATAAATCTACGCTTAAATAGTGGGCTACCCTCTTTACTGTGGCCTTTAGGGTAGGTAATGGTCTCACCAGACTCAATATCTGTAGCCCAAAAAGGTTTACCTGCAGGGCCAGGGTCAATAAACATCTTCTTAACCCAACTATGCCCAGCGCCACCGGGGTTAGTCGTACCTCTCATATACAAACCTAACTCTTTACTAGAACTACGTAGTCGTGAACGCATATAGTTCCAAGCGTAGGGCGTACCCCACTGAGTAAGTTCGTCAAAGCCAATCCAGTTAAACGCCTGTCCTTGGTAGCGGTTAACGTCAGTATCTTTATCTAGGTAAGACATCCAGAGCCTGCCACCACGAGGTGAAGTCCATTGTGACTTACGCTCAGACCACTTAATGCCAGGAATAGCCTTGGGATACAGTTCTTGGCTCTTCTGGATAAGCTCTCGTAGCTCTTCCGTAGTATGTCGTACAAGCAACCCAGAGAAGTTAGGGTCATTCAGCCCGTGTAAGGGGTCAGCAAGCATCGCATACGACTTACCACCACCCGCTGCTCCCCCGTAGAGTACTTCACGCTCAGAGGAGCTTAAAAAGGATGTCTGTGGCCCTGCGTTGGGCTTGAACACAACGTCCTGTGCTTCTTCTACATTAAACTCTGCTGCCTTAACTTCTGCAGGAACAGTGTGAACCTGTTTAGGTGCCTTCATCTCCTGAGATGGAGTAGGCTCCGATGTTTTGCTCTTCGAGTTTTTTGATCTCTTGTAGCGTTTCTTCGAGGCGCTTGGCAAGCTTGCGTTTAATTGCAGCAGTTTTTTTACGTCTTCGTT